CTAACCAATGAGGAGTTACAAACCCTTATTGCCCTGCAGTCCAAACTCAACAGTGGAGAATAGCAATGAGCAACCCAGAAAGGCACAACCAGTACACAGACAAATCACCAATAGATGAAATGAAGAAATGCCTTGCTGAGAAGCACCTAGTCAATATGGCTGGCAGCCTGCAGAAGAGTAACCCAGAAGGGCACAACCAGTATACAGCATCAGGTTCACGGGCTGGCAATGCCGCACTGAAAGCATCTACCGAGGCTGACAAGGCAAGCAGCAAAGCTATAAATTCTGAACGAAATATAAATGAAGAAAAACCTACTCGTGCTGAATATAAACAAGCAATCAGTGACCATACTGGCGCATTCTATGCCCATGATGATGCTAGGGTTGCACATGAGAGTGCTGCTGAAAAAGCCTTGAATGCTGGAAATATGGATCAATGGCAAGCTCACTTGGATTCAGCACAAACGCATGACAATGCGGCTAACTCACATTGGAGTTCTGCAAAATCATTGCAAGATAAAATGCGTTCAATGAATAAGAAATAATCATGGCTGACCCAATTAAAATACCAGTTGACCCAAGCCTTATCCAGCGCGTATCACAATGAATGCACCACTGTCCATCCCAGCACTATCAGACCTGCGCGCTGAGCAAGCCCGCAGGTCACTGCACTCTTTCCTACAGTACATTGTATGGCCAGTGCTCATGCCTGGCACCCCATTCAAGGACAACTGGCACATAGGCTGTATCTGTGAGCACTTGGAAGCAGTCAAGCTTGGGCAAATAAAAAACCTCATAATCAATATCCCCTTCCGTCACCTCAAGTCCACTATAGTCTCACAAGCCTTCCCAGCATGGGACTGGATAGACAATCCTGAACTTCAATACCTGACTGCCTCATATGCAAAAGACCTAGCAACAAGGGATGCAGTCAACAGCAGACGCATCATTGAGTCAGAGGGCTATCAGCGCGCATTTGGCTATAAGTTCAAGATGACCTCTGACCAGAATGTGAAGACACGTTATGACAATGACAAGGGTGGTGGCCGTGTTGTTACTTCCACTGATGGTGCTGGTACTGGGTTTGGCGGCAATCGCAGAATCATTGATGACCCGATTAGCAGCAAGGAGGCTGACAGCCTAGCAGCTATCACTGCAAGCATAGAGTGGTGGAAGGGAACAATGGCCACCCGTGGCAATGACCCTGAATCTGATACTGCAATCATAACACACCAGCGCATACATGAGAGGGACTTGACAGGTTACATCCTAGCAGAAGAGGGCAAAGGCTGGGAGCAGCTTGTGCTACCAATGCGCTATGAGCAGGAATACAGAAGGCCACCTACCACTATTGGCTTCATTGACCCGCGCACTGAGGAGGGTGAGTTGCTGCACCCTAGCCGTTTGGGTGAGGAAGCTGCTGCCAAGCTTGAAAAGCAGTTGGGAACTTATCACAAGAATGCACAACTACAACAACGGCCTGATAGCCGTGGTGGGAATATATTTGTGAGAGGTCTTTGGAAATTTTACAAGGCACTTCCAACCCTTGATGAAATAGCAATCACAGTTGACTGCACATTCAAGGACACCAAGTCATCAGACTTTGTGGCAATACAGGCATGGGGCAGGGCAGGGGCAGATAAGTTTATGCTGTATAGATTAAAGCAGCAGATGGGGTTTGCTGCTACAGTCACAGCAATCCGCACAGTCAGGGCCAAATATCCAACAGCAATAGCTGTCCTGATAGAAGACAAGGCAAATGGCTCAGCAGTAATTGAAACCCTGACAAAGGAAATAGCAGGCATAATAGCCATCAATCCTGAAGGGGGTAAGGTTGCAAGAGCATATGCAATACAACCAGAGCATGAAGCTGGCAACCTGTATTTACCTGACCCATCTATTGACCCTGATGTTGAGGACTTCTTGAGTGAGGCCACTAGCTTTCCAACACCAGGCATACATGATGATGAAGTTGATGCCTGTACACAAGTAGTCAACTGGTTCAGGAATAGAATGGGCAGCATGGGCATCTTTGAGCTATACCGCACCAAGGCTCAGGAATTAAACAAGTAACATAACTCACAAGGAGAATCAAAATGGGAACACCAATCACTATCCAGTTGTTGGCACCTGCTGCACTTCCTGCAGGCTCAGCAATATACCTTCATGATGGCACTACAGTGACAGTTGACAAAAATGGTTTAATCAACGTCAATGCATCATATGTAGATGAGCTTCAGCCAATGGGCTTCCTGTATGCAAACCCTTCAACTGGAGCCAACTTCCGTAACCTCCTGGATGGCGGTGACTTCACAGTCAATCCATGGCAGCGCAATATCCCCACCCTGGCCTCTGGTGGTGTCTTGGCAGCCGCAATCACTTCACAGTCACCAACATACTTTGCTGACCGCTGGTTTGGTTGTCCTGCAGGCACTGGTTCTGTCCTGATGGCACAGGTTGCAGATACATCCTTGCCTGGATTCAGCCAGAACTGCAAGGTGAGTCGCTCAAATGGTAATGCAGCAGTTGTGCCAATCCAGTTTGGGCAGGTGGTTGAGACAGCAGATGCCATCAAGTTACAAGGCCAGACAGTCACCCTTTCATTCTGGGCAAAGACTGGTGCAAACTATTCTGGTGGGGCATTAACAGTTCAACTGGCCTCTGGCACAGGCACTAACCAGTCAGCAACATTGCTGGCAACTGCTGGGTGGACTGGTGAAACATTTCCAATCAATACCACACAGGCACTGACTCAATCAATGCAGCGGTATCAATTCCAGGGTGTGGTACCATCTAATGCAACACAGGTTGGTGTGCTTTTTGCATTTACCCCAACTGGAACTGCTGGTGCTGATGACTCTGTATCATTCCAAGGGTTGCAATTGGAGATTGGGGCACAGGCCTCCAACTTTGAACACCGTGATGTGCAGGTTGAGCTGGAAATTTGCCAGCGGTATTCATGGGTGATTGCTGAACCTGCAGCTGGTGTTATTGTAGGGGTTGGTGGTGCTGTTTCTGCTGCTAATAACCAGATATTCTATATGGCTGCACCTGTACAGTTTGTGAAAGCACCTACTGTTACAATCAATGCAGGCTCTTGGAAGGTGGCAGCAGCCGCAGCAGCCGCAGCAGCAACAGGTATGGCCGCAGGAACAACACACACAGTCAATGCAATTAGCATTGTGTCCACATTGACTGAGACTGTTGGACTTGCTGCAAGCCTGCAGGGTGGTGCTGGCACTGGATACATCCTGGCCTCAGCAGACTTCTAACCAACAGGGAGGGGGCAACCCCTCCCATCAATAGGAGGTTAGCATGGTCAACAATAATGCGGATGGAAGCAAGACCAGTGGTGTGGCTCCAGAACTGGGCAATGCCTCTTTTCTTAACATCACAGCAGCAACCCTGGTCAAGGCAGGAAATACTCGTGCATGCAAGGTATCAATCACTACAGTATCAGCAGCAACAGGGGCAGTATATGACTCAGCAACAGTGGCAGGGGCATCATCAGCAAACCAGATTCTGTCCATACCAGTAAGTGCACCAGTTGGAACAGTCTATGACTTGCAGTGGCCATGCCTTAGTGGATTGGTTGTAAGTCCTGGGGCATCTGGTGCAATATCTGTAACATTCACACAATAGGATTATCATGGCCAACCAACCACGTGAGCAAATGGGCACCAACATAGAACCATCTGTTATACAACGGTTGGTTGAGGCTGTGAGCTATGCAGTCAGTGGTGTTAAGCCAACAACATGGTTTGGGCCATATCAGCCACTGAACCCAATAGCCCAAGACCCAGCACAGGGGGTTGTTGGCCGCCAACTGGACTACCCAGTTGGGTTCAACACAAGGATACAGCCAAGGCAAGAAGAGGCAATCACCTTCCCAATGCTGCGCAACTTGTCTGATGGTTATGATATATTGCGATTGGCCATTGAGACACGCAAAGACCAGGTTGAGGCATATGAGTGGGAGATTGTGCCAATTGATGACAATGACAAGGGCAAGTATGATGATGATATTAAGACCATCACCAACTTCCTTATGCGCCCATCACTGGAGCATGATTGGTCAACATGGCTGCGCATGTCACTTGAGGATGTGTTTGTGCTTGATGCCTGGGCTATCTGGCCAAGGATGAATAAGGGTGGGCAACTCTGTTCACTGGATTTGGTGGATGGGGCAACGCTGAAGAGGGTGATTGATGATACTGGCCGCACCCCAATGCCCCCAGACCCAGCATTCCAGCAGATATTCAAGGGTGTGCCAGCAGTCAATTATAATGCTGATGAGATGCTTTACTTTATGCGCAACCCGCGTACCCACAAGCTGTATGGCTATAGCCCAGTTGAACAGATTATCCTGACTGTCAACATAGGAATTAGGCGGCAGCTTCACACCATCCAGTATTACACAGAGGGCAACATTCCAGAGGCTGTGGTTGGGGTTGACCCTTCATGGACTATGAACCAAATCAAGGAATTTCAGCAGTGGTTTGATTCAGTTATGTCTGGTGATACAGCAGCCCGCAGGAAAATGACCTTTGTGCCTGGTGATGCTAGCAAGATGCAGTTCACAAAAGACCCACAACTCAAGGATGAGTTTGATGAATGGCTTGCGCGTGTTGTGTGCTATTGCTTCTCACTGCCTCCAACAGCATTCACCCGCCAGCAGAACAGGGCAACAGCAGAACAGGCCGCAGATGCGGCCAAGGAAGAAGGGCTGATGCCTCTTATGACTTGGCTGAAAAGAAGGTTTGATTACATCATCTTCAGGTACATGCAGAATAGCAAGCTCCAGTTCCGTTGGAAGATGGCTGTTAGCCTTGACCCTGAAGTTCAGGCAAGGATAGATGACATCAACCTGAAGAATGGCGCAAAGAGCTTGGATGAGGTGCGTGTGCGCAATGGTGATGACCCTGTTGGGGTGAGCAACCTGATTTACCTCCAAACTGGCCCAGTACCTGTGACAAATTTTACACCAGAGGGAATAAAGGCAGCCAAGGCAGAGGCAGCAGCCCAGCAGCAGATGGCCTTGCAACAAGCCAAGGCCAAACAACCTGAGACTGATGATGG